CATTTCGTCCCCAACAGATACTACCTCGTCAGGTTTATATTGTTTTATAAACTTAGACAGTACGGATACTGCCTTTCTATCGTGGTACGGTACCTGCAAATCAGATACGCAGACTATAATTTTCATTATCCTGCCACCTTAGAACGACTTAATCTTTGTACAATACGTGTAAGTTCTTTTATAGTTTCTAAATTTTCTACAGGATTTTCTTCTAATAAAGAATATATTTTTTGATTAGTTAAATCAATTGATTCTTCTATTGTTTTCATTTGTTCCACTTTCCTCTAAGAACTAACAACCCTATGATTGCATAGTTCGCCATATCCTTGAAGGAATCTTCAATGGATTCGTGCTCTGGATTCTTGCCGCTATCCACCAAGTTATTTATACGTGCTAACTTGTCGTGCATACGAACACGTAGCCCATTGATAGCACCACCAGGTGCATCAGCAATGTTCTTTGGTCCGTAATCTTTATGCTTAGATAGTAATAGATCTAATAGTTCTTGGAATGTTTGTGCTACTGCTGACTCAAAAGAAGTACTGTCAGGGTAACTACGAGTTGGCCATCCCTCTTCTGTATCTGACTTATATGGAAACCTTGTTCCTCCAAGTGGATTATAATCTGCCATTCTTCACTTCCCCTCTTCAAGTAGTTGCTTGATTTCATTATCTATTTCCATCATCTGCGATTCAATTATCATCTCTTCTACTATATCTTTAATTGCTTCGGGCTGTGTCTCTGCCGTAAACAATGTCATATATGTAGACTGGGTTATAGTCTTTATTTGATCTGGCTTATCTGCATATTTATACAGACACCTAAGCAATGAACCTATCATTAACCTAGCCCCATTAGGTAATACTAATGCTGGATCAAACTCATCATCATCTTCTAACAAGTGATCTGTTGCCTGAAATACATTCTCAAAATGTTCACCACATTCAGGGCAGGGTGGTATACTTCTATCCATCTAGTCCCGCCTTCTCCCTAATATAATCAGCACCAAACTTTACGTATGAACTATTCACATCTTCTCCGTCTGGCATTTGCACGATGGTGACTGGCAGTTCCCTAGCCAGGCTTGTTGCAAATTCTTTTCCTGGTTGATCTCCATCTGCAAATACAAATACTCTTTCAAAGTCAGCGAGCAATCTCGTGTAGTGCTTCTTCCAACTATTAGCCCCAGGTACACCGATACAAGGGATGCCAACACAACTAGATAAAGTAACTGTGTCCAATTCACCTTCACACACTCCTATAAAATCGCCTGCTTTTTCTATATCTAATACATTATACATTCTAGTTTCAGCCCCAGTTAAACCCATATACTTAGGTTCAACAGCAGGATGAAGGCTGCGAAAACGAAGATCGACAACACCACTCTTGGTAATATACGGTATGGATAATCTTCCTTTGTATTGTTCGTGTCCAATTTCAGGCTCCCCTACTACGCCGAATCGAGCCAGCCGTGCTGCTTCTATTGTTATACCCCTGCTTCTGAGGTAATCTTCTGCCTGATAAATGTTTGCCGCGTACTTCTGAGTTGCTTGACCCAGTAATTCTTTCTGCGATGTGCTTTGCCTCACGTATGTCTACCCTTTCTTGTTGTGCGATAATTTGTAGACTGTTACCTTGGACTCCGCAGGCGAAACAGATGAATAAGTTATCGTCGAGATCAGCGCTTCCTGATTGGTGAGTGTCCGAATGGAAAGGGCACTTGATGTTAGCCTGCCCGTGTCCTTGTCGTACACTTGCTCCGTAATGGATGAGTACTTCTCGTATGTTTGGTAAGTCATTTTCCCGCCCTCTTAGTCCATTGTTCAAAATCTTCCACCACCCAAGCCTTATCTATTCCTGCCTGTCTACGTTTAACTATCACGAACTTATATGGTACTTCTTTTAATCCTCTAGCCTTAGCATAATTTTCTGCCTCAACCTCAGCCTCACGCCAGAACTGTGGTAAGTCTAACTTCTTTGTTGCTTTTAATTCTAGTATGTTAGCCGCTCCTTCTAAGAAAGCAACCACATCACCCTCATCTTTAGCGCCAGCCTTGGTTAATCTTTCCGCTAGTATATCTCTTGACCTTAGCCATTTGACTACACTAGTTTCAAAGGTAGCACCTTTACGTTTACCATAACTACTCACGCCAGTCCACCTTTGGATACTTAGTAAAGTTAATAAAGAAAAATAAGAAATCGAATCTATTTATCCAGGCAACTACCTGAACTGGATAGCCAATCTCCATATCTAATATCGGATATCTTTCATATCCAATTCCAAAACAATGTATAGTATTAAGTCCAATTGTTATAGATCTTCTACCTATATCTTTAGTTGGCATATCAATGGTTCTCTGGGATATCATCAACAAACATATACTCAGGATTAAATGCAATCCAAGTCATCAGTCCACCACCTGCGTCGGCTTTTCCATATCTGTTTTTGACTGGAGCCACACCCATTGAACTTCCGACAACACCAAGTGTACATATAAGCGCTGGAAGTTGTGCCACTTTACCCTGGATAGCAGAGCGTGGCTGACACGGAGACCCAAGCACAGCCTCACTAGTGTGATGAAGAACGACAACAGCCGAATTAGTAGCACGAGCAAGATACTTTAACTCCTTCATAATCGCTCTCATTGAAGCGAACTCTTCGCCACCATCTGTGGCTACATCCATTAAGTTATCTACTATAATAAGCGTAGGAGAACAACCCCATAATTCTTCAAAGGCTTGGACTTCTTCATCAATATCTTGTAGTGTTGGCGCTGATTCAAATGACCAGACTATATGGCTACTCTTGGATAGAGTAGCCTTAGTCCAGCCAACATCAGATTGTAGCATCCCCTCTACATCTGTTTGGTTTTTCCCAGAAATCATAGACGCTAGTCGCATAGCCATTGTGTGTGCATTAGTATCTGCTGAGATATAAAGTGTTGGCACTTTCATCTTTAATGCTAATGCTAATGCAAGTGTGGATTTTCCAACACCTGGTGCTGCTGCGAACATAGAAACTTCGGAGCGACGAATGATGATCTTGTTTGATTCGAATGCCTTAAAGCAAGATGGTAATGGTTCCCCACCAATACTGGCACGACCAACTGATCTGACAAGTGTACGCATCCTGGTTCCTTTCTAGTTCCGAAAAAAGATTTATGCCAGTTTTTTAGTTTACTGGTTTGCATTGGTCAGGTGTTCCCTGTGGTGCAGGGCAAGACCAGAATGCATATGGTTTACCACTAGCCTTGCTTATTCCCTCTCTCCATATACGACCCCCGTGTTTGCATACGGGTGACGCTGTACCTGATGCTGCTGAGACTGGGGTTGGTGCGGAGTAACTCGAGGGCTTTGTGCTTGTAGTGGAACTCGACGTCAATGACGGGTTTAGAGCATACGAACCTACTATCTTCTGCTGAGTAGCAGCGATCTGTGTGGAGTAATCTCCTACGCCCTCTAACAATACTGATAGTTCATCAGCAGTATTAGCACGTACATTTATCATATCACCTGATGGTGTCTTGTAGGAAACTTGTAGTTTCCAGTCTTCATTTGCCATTGTTTTTCTCATTTCTTTGAAGTGAACTGACAGTGTTCTGTAAGCCCACAACGATTGCAGTTGTTTGTATTAGGAATAAATATACCAGCCTTGCGTGCCTTATCAAAGTTACTAACTAGGTACTCAAGTTTTTCTTCGGTGTAATCACTGAGATCAACCATAGCAGAGGTGCCCTCTTGCCTAGCCATCCAGTATGCACCGTACTTAATGTCTACATCTAAGACTTGTTTAAGTCCCAGTTTATAGAAGCCAAGTTGTAAGGTAGAAGTTGGGGTCTGTTGTGAAGTCTTTAGGTCAACCACGACCAACTCACCATTGACTTCAAACACTCTATCAAGAACCATCTTTACTGGTACGTTAGCAAAGACTGGAGTTAACCCCAACTCTACGGCAGGTGCGCCCTCAGGAGTGTGCCAAATTTTCCAGTTATGATTAGCCTTGCGCCAATCAATGTAAGACTGAACCCACTCAGGTCCTGTCTGTTGCCAGAAATCTATGTTCTCCCTATTGGGAAATGCTTTAGATGTTCTACCACCAACACGAGCAAATGTTAAGTCAATACCTTCTGACTCTTTAGCCCAAGCCTTATCCCATAAACTTTGAGCGGTGCTCAATTAGCGCCTCCTTCAATGCTAGTTTAGCGTGGTGCAATCCAGCAAGTTCAGTTTCATCCATTGTCTTATCGATAAGTGCATTAATCTTTCCGATAGCAACAGCCCAAGTTTCTTTTAGCCCATCAAGATAACGCTCACGCATAATAGTATTATAGGTTTCCCATTGCATAGTGGTAATGCCACCCTCTTCATTAATAATACTAATCATAGATTCTCCAAATCCCACATCTCAGTAGCCGTGTGAAATGATGAACCGCCTACCGACCATACAGATGGGGCTTCCGGTAGACTAAGTAATCGACCTAGATAATACTGATATCCACAGTCGATGAAGGTAGTAAATGCTGAGTAAGATATATGCTCAGGTAAAGTATATTCATCCAGTTGTATAGTCATAGCAGTATCTTATCATAAGTGATAGGGATAGTAGGTAGGCAGGATAAGGTCGCCTACCATCAATCAGAATTCCTATGTGTATACTTAGATATATATAATATATAATAATATATATAAGACCCCGAAGGGGTCTATATAATATATATAATAATATAT